CATCATCCAGTCTTGCACGGCACTCATCAAGGTTAGAATTGAGTACCCACTTGCCATTAACATACTTCTGCACATTAGGAATATTAAGATATGCCTTAATGAAATCAGTCAAATCCTCTTCACCATTATAACAAGGACGATAATCCTTATCAAGGTTAGCAGGACCATTCTTATACTGTGGAATCTCATGATTCTGAGCCTGCTCCTTAGTTACCCAAGCAGTTCTTCCATAGATATCAATTACCTGTACCTTAGTTGCTTCCTTATTATAACGGAACTCCTTTCTGAGGAAGAAAGTAACCTTAGTGGTCATATCAATTCCTTCCTTCTCAGCATCAGTCTTTACAATGAAGTCAATTCTTACAGTAGGTACCTGCTTTCCATTAACTTCCTGAACTCCAGTATATTCAATATCCTTCTCAAGAGTTGTGTTATAAATCTTCTCCAACTCTGCCTTAGTAGGATTAACTGCAATAACATTTACTGGAGCAACTCCAATGTAGCGTTTTACTACGCCACCTTCTGTTGATTCTTTACCTGTTGAAAATGCCATAAACAAAAAATTTACCATAATGTTTCAATTAGTTCTCTGGCTGAGGATTTTCTACCTCAACATTCTCTGGAATCTCACCATTACAAGCCAATACTTCCTCTGAAGTAAGACCATTAGCAATAAGTTTAATTGGTGCTTCCCAAGCATCAATTGCCTCATTTACCTGAATTAACTCTGCGGCTAATTCCCTCATCTGCTGGTTAATTTTGTTTCTCTTTCCAACCAGCTTCTTTGTGTTCTGGGCAGTTCTCTTTACGGCTGCCATCTGAAATCTGTTTAACTTTGTCATTTTAGTACTAAAATTAATTGTTGTTATTATCCATAATATTCCTTCATCTTATCAACTACAAGTTGTAAATCATTAGGAATAAATTCTTCATCAAACATTCCATCAGGAGTCTTTGCAGGAATTACTATTGTTCCTTCCTTATGTCTGTGAGTATAGAATCCATAAGATGCATTACCCTTATCATCATAAAGTACTGAAGAATACAATACCATAGGAACTACCTCAATAGGATTATACTGACTATCAAGCAGTTTTCCAATAGTTGATACCTTATACTCTACAATAGAATTATCGGACATAACATCCTCACTATGAAGAATCATAAATACATTGAGAGTAGGTCTCAAGCCTTCACAGGTTGAAATAATATCCTGAAAATGCTGGGCTAACTCTGTGTACTTTCCATAGCCACTCTCTTTTGCTCTGCTGAAATACTCCTTCCTCATAATATAAATACAATCATCTAGGATTATATTCTTTATGTTTGCCTGAGAATTACATGCTTTAAGCAGATTAACCATCTCATTATGGTCCTTTACCCTAAACATGTTTTTGTTTTCAGCATTGTACATAGCATTACTTCCTTTGAAAGGAAGCATCTTACCTAATACATTAATAACTACTGTCTCTTTAGGATCCAGTGTTTTAATGCTTGTGCTTTTTCCTGTGCCACTTTTTCCAAGCAGCATTACTACGTTTGCCATTGTGTTTATTTTTATTATATCTAAAGAAAACTTTATCTCGTTTCTTTTTGTTTGACTCAATGATATTATATACTGTCTGTAATCCCTGAGTATCTGTTGTTGGTGGTAACTCTGCATAAAAGTTGCAGGAACCATCAAAATATAATCCTATCATACCATTAGACTGCCCATCTCTGTTAATTACTACCTCAAGAAATCTTGCATAGTTTTTCAATCTTCTGATATCATAACCTAAATACTCTGGTAATTCATGCATATATGGACTAGTAAGTCCAAGCATAACATTACAATCTTTTGCAGTATATTTACTATCACTTAACCCTGATATAGTAGGCCTAATCTTATTTGCTTTAAAGGCTTCAAGATTAGTTGTTTCTTGCCCCTGCTGCTGTATAACTACCGGGATATAGTTATACCTATTTCTCAACTGTATAAGATTATCTGATAGTTTATTGATAGATTCTCTTAAATCCATCTTACCTTCAGTAGATATTAATCCTATATGATCTATCATAATCATTACATACTCTTTAGGATTATCCGGTACATAATAATCAAATACATCTTTTGTTTCTATAATCTCACCAGTCTTATTGTCTTTAATCTCTAGTTTCTTTGTATGAGTCTTGCCATTATTTTCTGCATATATCATTGCCTGACGATATATACCATAAGGATTTCTATCAGGTACAAATGTTACATGCTCTTCAAAAAACTGAAGTATTCCTTTATAAGGCTCTGATTCAAGGATATTTAAGGTTTCCTCATCAATTGGCTGGTCTTCTCTGACAGACTTTAAATCTGTTGGAGATTTTCTTATTTTACCCTCACTGATTTTATACAGTAAATAACTCATAAATCTAAGAGTTATTGCTTCTTGGGTTTCTTCAAGAGGATAATATAAGATTCTTAGAGATAATTTATCTGGGTGGTTATAGGCATATAATACTGAGTTATATAGAAATATAAAATTGGCTAACTGTGTCTTGCCAACTTTTGTTGCAGCACTGATGATATAATATTTACCCTGCTCTATACCAGGAAAATCATCCATAAATCTCTTAAAGGGAGACGGAATACAATTAATGTTTCCATTAAGAATATTCTGTCTCCTGTCTTTAAGAGCTTTAATTACTCTTCCACTTAAACTCATATTACTTTAAGTCTAAAATCCAATCACCTGGATGACACTCATCCTCATGTTTATTCTCAAGTAGTGTCATAAAGTCTGATTCTCTTGTACCAGTATCTTTATTATACTTTATAATAAAATACTTCAATAGATGCATAAATTTGTAGTTTCCGTTGAAACTTTCTACATATTTTTTAGTAGCATCTAATGCCTCTTCTTCAGTAAAGGATATATTGAATTTACTGACAAGAGTTTTGAGTCTTTCAGCAATCTCTGGAGCATTACCTCTCCAATAATAAGTAGTCCCTGGTTTCTTTCCTTTTGGAAATATATCCTGCATTTTATATGCAAGTGCCAGAAACTTAGCATCATTGTCAATCACCTTTTCATCAGACTCTATAAATATTTTATTAATCAGTTCTTTTGAATTTTTGCTTACTACTGCACTATTTTCATCATATAAATTCTTTTCTGCTATCTTCTTTTCTATTAAAGAATTTATAACATCCTTTATATTGATTTCTTTAGCACATAAATACAGTACAACAAATTCTTCAAAGGACAAATTATATTTCTTGAGAATATATTCATTTATAGTAACATTCATATTAACTGTTATTTAATATTGTTATATATTCTTTATTTATACTCTCAATTGCTTTATTGAGATACTCTTCATCTCGTGTATCTCTATAATATACAATATATTGCACAGGACTATCTGCTCTTAGAGTTCTTCCAAACTTCTGAATAAATGCTCTCTCCTCTCCATCAAGTTGAATAATAATTCCTGCTTCTATATCTGTAAGATTCTGTCCTTCTTGTAACATACCTACAGCAAATAGATTACTTATTTCCTTATCATTAAACTTCTGGATTATCTGAGGAGTGTTTTTATTCTTTGAATGAATGGAATTACTGCCTCCAAGTTTTTCTGCCTGTTCAATACTTGTACAGAAACAAATAAATCTCTTATTTTTTACTTTATCTATAAGAGTTCTAACTATATCTGTCTTTAATTCACCAAGAAATCTTTTTCTTTTGGTTCCACACTGTAACCATTTATTCTTGATAATTTCATTTCGAGTCATCATATATCTTTTCTTATAATACTCGAACTGCTCAGTAATATAGTCATATTTTTGTTTCTGAGTACATATTATAGTCAATGTAGCATTAGGATATTGTCTTTTCTTTCTCAAGAAATGCCATCTGTCTTTATATAGACACTTGAGTGGAATTCTTCTATCCTTCTTGCCCCATTCTTCTATAATCGTCTGGTTCATCTTTGTATTATCCAGAACTAAAGGCACTAATACTATCTTAGGTTCTGGTAAAATATCTGAGTCAAAGGCTTCTTGTAATCCTAGTTTGATACTGTGTATATGACCACAACTATCTTCTAGGTTTATTATAAGAGAGTCCTTAAGAGTAGCAGACAAAAATATCATATGCTGAGCCTTTATAGTTTCAAATATGGCTAATCTTCTTTCGGTATTGAGATGATGGGCTTCATCAAAAATCACAACATCCCACTCAGTATCTTGATATTTCCTTAAAGAAGCATAACAAACTATATTTAATTGCTCCTGAAAATTCCACTTTGTTTTTTCATTCAACCAATTTAGTTTATGTGCTCTTTCTGCTACTACTAAAAGTATTTTCTTTGCTTTGACTAGATTACACAAATCAAAGGCTATCTTTGATTTGCCTACTCCAGTAGCAGCCTGAATTGCAATATTGTTATGTTTCTTTATTGCCTCCATTGCTGCTACTCTTAATTCTTCTCTATTCATAGTTAGTATTCAAAATGTTTTCTTCCTCTCCAGAATAATTTATGGTACCACTTTGTTTTGATACCACAATTCTCTGCAAGGTATTTTCTTACACAATTAACTGGACATATCCATTTGAGTTTTCTATCTACTTTAATAGGAAAGTTTGTTATAGGTATAGTAACCTCTTTCTTAATTTTACTAAGAGATAGGTTACGCTTATTCCAAGCCTCTTCGGCTTCTTTCCTAGCATCCTCTTCAGACATGTGCCAATTCTTAATCATATACTGCACAGCAGTTTCCTTTGTATCATCTGGAGCCATTTTATCCCAACTCTGCTTATAACAGTTTCTTATATTTGTAGCCCTCTCATGTATTCTCATCTCAAACTCTTCTCCATTCATTTCGAGAGAGTGCTGATAAAAATATACAAGAATCTTAGGATAGTAAATCATTGCCCACAACCTTAACTCATAAAGATCGTGATATTCATGTACATATATTTTGTCTATTGCTGCCATTACTTTTTATATTGTATAAACTCGTTATGTGACATATACATATACTGCACTTTACCAATAAACTCTGATAGTTTAGTGGCACCACAGTAACTCATTGCTGACCTTAAGGATGCTTCTATCTCTTCTCTAAATTCCTTAAGAGTAGTAGTTATAGGTACTTTTACACTAGTTCCTTCAGGATAAGATCTTACTTCTCCAAATCTATCTAACTGTCCCTGCTCTGATGCTTGACCATAATACCACCCAGATGTTTCATAAGTACTTTTACAAACACCCTCGCAGGCAGCAAAAGGCCTACCCATCATTACATAATCTGCTCCCAGTGCTAAACACTTGATAATTTTATCAGTAGTGTCTATACCTCCATCTGCAATAACT